TGTTGATATGTCAGACGCTTGCCCACAATGCCCTCGATTGCATTGACTGAGCGCTGCATATCCTCAACGCCGAGCGCCGAGCGATTGTTGTAGCGAAAATCGAACTCGGCAAGATAGCGGTGCAAATGCTGCTTGCCGCAGTGCTGATAGACGCCTTTCATGCCGCGCTTGAAGATGCTGAAATAGCCCTCAATCGTGTTGGTGTGCACGTCTCCCACCACGTATTCTTCCTTGCCGCGGCGAACGACGCCATGCGCGGCAAACTCCTTACCGATGTGCAGATAGTGGCCTGCCTCATCGGTTGCGAGGCGGGCTTCCTTGCTCATGTTCTCCCGCAGGATCGGGGCGATGGTCGCGGGCGAGGTCGCCCAGCGTGAGGAAGCACGCCATGCGGATCGCGCGGACCTCGGCGACGGTGACGCGGTAATCGCGCATGTCTCAGCCCTCCTCTACCAAAGTTTCACTTTCGACGCGGTAGGCATTGCGCAGGCGGCGCGTCGTCGCGGACAGGCGGGTATAGTGGGAATATCCAGTCATCATGGGGTTCCACGCATCGACGTGTTCGCGCGCGTCCCGTTCGGAAAGGAACGACTGCGCGATTTGCCAGGTTTTGCCGGTTTTCAGATCAGCGCGAAAGTAGGTGAAAACAGGATAGATGCCGTCCATCTCTCAGCCCTCCGCCTTGGCTGGAATGTTCGCGCGCATGGCTGCTTCGACGGCTGCGAGCGTGGCATCCACGCGGTTGGTCTGGCTGGCCGGTGTGAAGACGTCCCAGCCTTCCGGCGTGCCATCATGAGCGGCATAGCTCACGACAAGCGCGAGCGTGAACGCGCCGGCCTCGCCATAGCAGGCCAGCATTTCCAGGCCGGAAACCATGGTGTTTTCCGGCCCGTCCATCTGCCACATGCAGCGGATGGTTGCTCCGCTCTCTCGCAGCGCGTCCTCAAAAGCGCGGTTGAATTTCTTGGTGCTTCGCTTGCTCATCTGTCTTGCTCCTGTTGGGGAAGCCCGGCCCTGTCATGGCCGGGGAAGCTGGCGCTTCGGATTGGGCAGGCGCGCGGCCTGCCCAAGGTCGAAACGTCAAGCCGCAAGCTTGTGGCCGGCCATGGCCTGCGCCACGATCCACAACGCCTTGTTAAGCTTCACGTCCTGGTCGATGCCATTGACCGCGCGTGTGGTGCGCCTTTGGTGGCACAAGAGGAAACTAGCATTAAATGCGAATATGTCAACAGGCAATTTGCATTAAATGCGCTTTTTCTTCTGAGCGGGCGGGGCGGGTGCGTCCTGGCGCGGCTCGGTGTGGCGCAAAGCCTCGAAGCGGTCCCGCAACCGGGTTTCTGCGAGCCTGCGCAATCGCCATGGGTTTATCTGTTCCTCCGCGCACCATCTGGTGAGATGCCGGCGCGACACGCCAGAAACAAAGCTGATTGCCTCAAGGGTCCATTGCCCGCTGCGGACCAGTTCAAGGCACAAGGCGCGGGTTTGTGGGGAGTGGACAGGGGGCCTTCCTCGGCGCTGCAATCAAGCCTCCTGAATTATGCCCATTCCGCGCTTTTTCAGGCCATAAATAAAAACTGTCAAGCCCCCCTCGGCACAACTGATTCGTTCCGGGGCCGAAACTGTAAGTCATTGAAAACGCTACGCAACCTTGCGCGGGCGCGATTGTGCGTTGAGAGGGAAAACCGCCCATGGCATCCCTCCTCGCGTCGCCACGCGTGCGTTCCTTTTCTCGCAAAGCGAGCGACTAGCGAGCGGTGAAGGCGTTCACGCCGGAACAGAGAATGGCTAGCAGCACTCCTCCCACTCCATCAAAGCGAATCCAGTTCACTGACCAGGGCGGCAAGACGCTCCTCGCCTCGGATCGAGTGCAAGCCCTCCTCGATGCGCTCATTCTCGGTGAAAGCATGATGGATGCAGCCAGAGCAGCCGGAATCCGGGTCAAGCGGGCACGCCGATACCTCTACGATCCGATCATTCGCAAGGAATACCTCAAGCGCCTCGCGGAAGTCACAAACGCAGAGAAAGCCCGCAACCTCGCCCTCCTCCTATCAATCCGAGACAAGGGCATGGACCCCAACGCCAAGCCAGCCCAACAAAAGGTTGCATTGGAAGCGGTGAGGATGATCGAGGGTGAGGGCGAAGGCTCGAACATCCACATTCACGGCGGATCGGTCCAGATCAACGGCGGATCCGGATACGTTATAGACCTGTCTGGAGAGAAGGCAGCGCCTAAGGCGATCTCAAGTCGCATGGGTTCTGATGATAAGTCATTGATATTCAACGATGCCGTTACGATTGAGCACGAATAACGGGCTTGAAGGCATCCATTCCAGCCCTGAAAGTTGAGCGGCTGGACAGGTTGCAGGCCGGCTGGAGCCATCCGGATTGCCTCTCCCCACTGAGCGGGCGGAAAGTCTGGAGCGAAGGCCAGGCCGGGAGGGGAGGGGGGAAAATTGGGCGGGAGTCTCTGAAGCTCCTACTCCCCCCACGCGATTTTCTCTCATGGATATGAGGGGGGGTGTGGTGAATTTTTCTGGGTCTGGAAAGTTTGGGGTGTCTTGATGGTTGAACTTGCGCGGGATGGGTTGGGCCGGACGGTGTATGTGCCGGATGGTGCGACGTTGCGCGGGTTCATGGCTTCTGATGCTCGTGTTCGGGTTATTCGTGGTCCTATCCGGAGCGGGACGAGTGTGTGTTGTTGTCATGAGTTGGTGCGGCGCGGGTTTGAGCAGGCTGCGGGTCCGGACGGTGTGAGGCGGACGCGGTGGTTTGTTCTGAGGAACACGTATCCGGATTTGAAGCGTTCGACGATCAAGACGTGGTTGGACTGGTTTCCGGAGGATGTTTTCGGGCGGTTCACGTGGTCTGTTCCGTATCGGCATGTGCTGAGGCCGAAGTTTGCTCCTGATGTTCAGATTGAGGTTGAGTTTCTGGCGTTGGACAAGCCTGAGGATGTTGGGAAGCTGAAATCGACGGAATGGACCGGGGGGTGGATCAATGAGTTGCAGTTCATTGATCGGGCGATTTTTGATGAGGCTGAATCACGGTGTGGTCAGTTCCCGGCGCTGAAGGATGGTGGTCCGACGTGGACGGGGCTGATTGCGGACATGAACTCTCCGAGTGAGGATCACTGGCTGGTGATGCTGACGGGTGAGGTTCCACTTCCTGATGACATGCCTGAGGAGGATCGTCTGGCTTACCGGTGGCCTGATGGTTGGGAGTATTTTACGCAGCCTGCGGCTTTGGTCGAGGAGATGGCTGCGGATGGGAAGACGGTTTCGGGGTATCGGATGAACCCTGTTGCGGAGAATGTGCGGTGGATTCCGGACATTAACGGGAAGCCGTATTATCTGGAGACGCTGAAGGGGAAGGGTCGTCGGTGGATTGACTCGAACCTGATGAACCGGATCACTGCTCCGTTACGTGGGAAGCCGGTGTGGGGCCAGTTTCGGGAAGAGACGCATGTCGCGCGGAATGAATTGCGGTATCAGCCGGGGTATCCGCTGATTGTCGGGCTTGATTTTGGTCGCCGTCCTGCGGCGGTTTTCTGTCAGCAGGTTGGATTGCGCTGGGTCGTTCTGGATGAATTGACGGCGGTTGATGTTTCGGCGTCGGTGTTTGCTCCGATGGTGAAGGCATTTCTGGCGCGGCGGTTTCCTGGCGTGCTGAGCGGGCGGGCCGTGATGGGGCCGGGGGGGGCGGTCGAATGTGCCGGCGTTGTGTTCTGGGGTGATCCCAAGGGGCAGGATGGGGTGCAGTCGAACGAGACGACGGCCTATGAGATTTGGGACACACACGGAATGAAGGTGCGCCCTGCGCCAGTGAAGGGGAATAACATCGAGTTGCGGCTTGGTGCGGTGGAGAACCTGTTGATGCGGATGGTTGATGGCTCGCCTGCGCTGCTTGTGTCGCCAAGGTGCCGGAAGCTGAAGATGGCGATGGCCGGTGGGTATCACTTCGAAGAGTCGTCGGCGCGGGTTGGGGTTTATGTGCCGGAGAAGGACAAGCAGGGATATTCGGATATTGCGGACGCGCTTCAGTATGCGGTTGTCGGCGGTGGTGAGGGTGACATCGTGACGGGTCGCGGTCGCAATGCAGAGCCGGTGCGGGTGTATGAGCGGCGCTCCCTGAGGCGAGTGTGATGGTCCTGAATGAACCGCCGCTGTGGTTCCTTGTTTTCCAGCGGAAGGCGCGGACGCGGTGGCTGAGTTTCATTGCGATGGGCCGGTTCAAGCATGTGCTGGCGTTCGCCTGGCTGCCGGATGCGCAGTGCTGGTTGATCTACGATGTGACGCTTGGGCGGACGAAGATCAGCCTGGGCCGGGATGAGCCTGCGACCTGGGCGGTGATTGAAGGACTTCGGGCCGGGAATGTGACGCTTCGGATCGCGGGCGGCGTGGTGCGCCGTCGATGGCTCCGTGTGGGGTTCTGGTGCGTTCCTGCGATGGCGCATCTTGCCGGCGTCGGCGGGTGTGCGTTGAGGCCGGATGCCTTCTATCGGCAATGTCTGCGCCACGGCGCGGAGATTGAAGGCAATGGGCGAGACAACAACGGCGGCAATTGGCCCACTGGTTGGTGGCAGCGGTCGGGAAGCGCGCATGGCGCTGATAAGCCAGACCATGGCACAGCAGGAACAGGAACGGCAGGCGTCTGAAGCGCGTGCCGCGCAGGAACGCTATCTTCAGGAACAATCTGCCGCGCTTCGGGCGCAGACCGAAGCGACATTGCGGGCGCAGCAGGAACAGCGCAGCCTTGCTGCGGCGCAGCAGCAGTATTTGCAGCAGGCCAACGCGGCTGCGGCGGATCAAGCGGCGGCGCAGAAGAAGCAGGATGAATTGGTCAAGAAGGCGGACAGCAGGGCGCAAGCCACAAGCCTTCTTGCCCTTCAGGATGACCTTGGCCGGCGCACTGCGCTTCTCCGCAAGGTCTATGGCGTTTCAAGCCTGGGTGCTCGCGCGGCATGAAGGACGGGGACAAGCTCGACAAGGATTTCAAGCGCCGTCTGTCTGATGCGCGCGAACAGAAGCGGCGCATCGAACTGGACATGCGCGAGGCGTATTTCTTTGTCGATCCGCACCGCTGCCGCGACCTGTCGTCGATGACGCGCCCGACTGAACCTGAATCGAGTCAGGCGAGTGAAGCCAGCACGTCGCTTGGAATGGAAGTCGGCCAGGAGTTTGCTGGCTACCTGCTCGATACGTTCATGCCCTCGACGCTGGAATGGGCAAATCAGAAGACGGGGACGGGCCTTCCTTCTCCCGACGCGCTGCCGGAAGGCGCGATTGAAGAATTGCAGCAGAACATTCTTCTCGATACGCGGCTGATCTTCGACACGATGAAGAGCAGCGGGTTTTACAGCTCGGCTGCACAGGCGTTCTGGCCTGATGCGTGCCTTGGCACTGTGGCGATGTGGATTGGCCAGCCCCGTGCGTCTGATCCTGTCATGACAATCCCTGTGCCTCTGCGCGAACTTGAGATCAATGTCGGCCCCTATGGCGATGTCGATGACAGGTTCATGGTGAGGCATACCCGGTTTGGCGACCTGATGGCATTACTGCCGGGCGTGAAGCTTCCCGATGAAGTCCGCCGCAAGGTTGAGAACTCGCCGCAAGGCCGGTGCATCGTGACCTGGGGCTGGTGGCGTCTGTGGGACCGCGACGATGATTGCTGGTGGCAGGCGGTTGTCTATGCCGACGGGAAGCGGGTTGCGGAAGGCGAGTTGAAAGGTCATGGGGCCTGCCCGCTGGTGGTCGGGCGGTTCGATCCTGATCCGATGTTCGCCTTTGGACGCGGGCCGACAATCAAATCGCTGCCTGAGCTTCGCCGGCTGGATGAAGTCGAGGCGCTGAAGATCGAGAACTTTGATTTTCAGGTGCATCCGCCGTTCGGGTTCCCGGATGATGGCATCATCAATCTGTCTGGCGGAATTGAGCCGGGCATGGGCTACCCGATGCGGCCCGGCTCTGGCCGCGACATCACCAAGTTGTCGTTCGAAGGCAATGTGGACTTCACGACGTTCGAAATCGCCAAGGTCGAAGAGCGGATCAGGCGGCTTCATTTCGTGGACTTTGCGCAGCAGAAGGGCAAGACGCCTCCGACAGCGCAGCAGTGGCTTGACGAGATGATGATGGCGCAGCAGCGGATCGGCACGCCGGGCCTGACGTTCTGGAAGGAAGTTCCCATGGAAGTGTTCCGGCGCTTCCGCTGGCTGCTCCAGAAGGACGGCAAGATTCCAGAGGGCTACAACCTGAACGGGCTTCAGGTGACGCTTGTGCCCTACAATCCGACTGAAGCGGCGCAGGATAACCAGAAGGTTGCGATGGCGACGCGGCTTGTCGAGATCGGGCGCACGGCGTTCCCTCAGACATTCGAAGCGATCTGCGATCAGGCCGCGACGCTGAAGAACATCAAGGAAAAGATGCGCGACGAGCTTGTGGTGTTCCGCGATCAGAAGGGCATAGGACAGGCGATCGATCAGTTCGGCTCGCTCCTTGGTGGCGGCGGTGCTCCGGGGGCGATGCCGGGCGTTCCAGCCGGGGTTCCCGGCCTCCCGCCTGAAGGGGCTGTGTAATGGCGGATGGGGCGCGGACGCTGGCGGATGACATCGGGGATGCCTGGCGGCGCATCTTCGACACGCCTGACGGGAAGACGGCTCTTCTGCATCTGCGACAGGTGGTCATGACTGTCGGTCCAGTGAACGAGGATGATTGTGCGTTGAGGGATTTGAACGGGACGCGCAGGTTCGCGGCGCAACTTATTGGTTACGCCACACGACCGGAAGCCCATGACGAACGACGCGACCTCGCAGACGACATCGACGCCAGCCGACGCAGGCGCGAATCCATCGCCCCAGCCGGGCGTGGAGCAGGCGTCCGCCGCCGCGTCCCCGAATCCATCGGCAAGCCCTCCGGCAAGCGCGCCTGATGGCTCTGCTCCCGCTCCACAAGCTCCCGCTGGCCTCGAATCTTTCTGGGATGCGGCAACTGGCGCGCTGAAGACGGATGAAGTTGCGGCGCAGTTCAAGCAGCTTTCCGAGTTCAAGGCGCAGCAGGACGCGCGCCTTGCCGGTTTGCCGGCCAAACCTGACGACTATCAACTGGCGCTTCCAGATGATGTGAAGTTCCCTGAAGGCGTCACGTTCCAACTGGATGACAAGAATCCGATGGTGCCGGCGCTGAAGACATGGGCGCACGGCCACAAGGTCGATCCAGCCGCCGTGAACCAGCTTGCCGGCATCTATGCGCAGGCTGAAGCCGCGAAGTTCAAGGCTGTCGAGCAGGCGCATCAGATGGAGATGCAGACGCTTGGGGCAAACGCGCAGGCGCGGCTTGATAATCTGAAGACCTTCCTGACCGCCTCCGTTGGCGAGACAGGCTGGAAGGCCCTCGCTCCGGGCATCTATTCCGCTGAAGCGGTGAAGGCGCTCGAAGCCCTCCAGTCACAGTTGAAGAATGGGGGAATGCCAGCCGCCAGCGGGGCCGGGCGTGTTCCCGGCGTCGATCCGGCTTCGGTGTCCCTTGCTGACCGACTTTACCCCACCATGACGAGGAAGAACTGACATGGCGACCTTGGCTGCAACCCACCCGACGCTCCTCGATTGGGCGAACCGCCTCGATCCGAACGGTTCCGTTCCAGCCATCGTCGAGCTTCTGAGCCAGACGAATGAGATGCTGGAAGATGCCCCGTTCATGGAGGGCAACCTTCCGACCGGCCATCGCAGCACCATCCGCACGGGCCTTCCGACCGTCACATGGCGCAAGCTTTATGGCGGTGTGCAGCCTTCGAAGTCTGCCACCCGCGCCGTCACGGACACGACTGGTATGCTCGAAGCCTATGCCGAAGTGGACAAGGCGCTGGCCGATCTGAACGGCAACACCGCCGAGTTCAGGCTGACTGAAGAGCGCGCGTTCATCGAAGCGCTTTCCCAGGAGGCGGCTGATTCGATGGTGTATTCGAATGAAGCCACGGCTCCGGAAGAGATCACGGGCCTTGCGCCGCGCTACAACAGCCTGAGTGCCGAGAATGCGCTGAACATCATCAACGCAGGCGGCTCCGGTTCCGACAACACGTCAATCTGGCTGGTCGTGTGGGGTCCGAATACCTGCCACGGCATCTTCCCGAAAGGGTCGAAGGCAGGCCTTCAGGTGACCGACAAGGGCCAGGTGACCCTCGAAAACGTCGATGGTGCCGGTGGCCGGATGGAAGCCTACCGCACGCATTACCGCTGGGATTTGGGCCTGTGCCTGCGTGACTGGCGCTATGTGGCGCGCGTCGCCAACATCGACGTGAGCGACCTGAACACGGTCGCCAACACGAAGAACCTGATCCAGTGGATGATTCAGGCTTCCGAGGTCATCCCGTCCTTCGGCATGGGCAAGGCCTGCTTCTACGTGAACCGCACGATCCGGGAGAAGCTTCGCATCGGCATTCAGGAGAAGATCGCGAACAACCTCACCTGGGAGTCGGTCGCCGGCAAGCGCGTGATGACATTCGACGACATCCCGGTTCGCCGCCTCGACCGCATTCTGAACACCGAAGCCGCCGTGTCGTAAGGCGCGGCGGAAACCTGAACCTGAACCGGAGCGGACTCCCATGATCCTCGACGAACGAAACGAATTCGCAGACGCTACGGCGCTGTCCACCGCCGCGACGGGCCGCGCTCTGGTCGGTGATGTGATCGACCTTGGCGCAACGGCTGGCGGCGACATTGGCGATACGCTCTACCTGGTCATCCAGGTGGATACCGCCGTCACTTCGGCTGGCTCGGCCACCGTCTCATTCGAACTGGTTTCGGATGCGCAGGCCGCGATTGCGGTCGATGGCTCCGCGACCGTCCACTTCGCGACGGCGGCAATTCCGAAAGCAACGCTGATCGCCGGCTATCAGGTCTGCGCTGTCGCGCTGCCCGTCGAAGCGCCGGCCTATGAACGATACATCGGCATCGTCCAGAACGTGGGCACGGCTGCGCTGACGGCGGGCAAGATCAATGCTTTCCTGACGAACGACGTTCGTCGCTGGAAGGCTTACGCCGACGCTCTCTGAGCACCACCTGAACCACGCTGAGGATCAAGCACAATGCCCCGCTATCGTGCCAAGGAAGCCCTGTTCGTCGATGGCTCTCGTCTCCGCGCCGGAGATGAATTCGAGTCGTCAACCAAGCCCGGCAAGGGCTGGGAAGCTCTCGAACCAAAGGCCGTTCGCGGTGCGAAAGCCGCCAAGCCCGGCAAGGCCGATGACGTGGTTGCTGCGTCAGAAGCTGAAGAGTCTTTCACCGCTTCAACCTGACTGCTCTCCCCCCTGTCCTGTCGGGTTGTTCGGCCCCGCTCCCCATAGCCACAATGGGGGGCGGGGTTTTCGTTTGTGCGTTGATGATGAAGGGTGACGCTCTCAAGGTGCTGGCATGTCGGCACGTCTCCAGATCATCAATGATGCCCTGATCGCCACTGGCAACAATCCACTGACCGTCGAACATGACGGCTCGGATGAATGGATTGCGTCTGAGTCAGCTTATCGCCGGGCGCTTGGATCGCTGCTGAATGCCCATGAATGGAACTTTGCCAAGAAGCGCATTGCGCTTTCGTCTCGTGCGCTGTCCAGCCCGTCTGTCCTTTTCGAAGTGGCTTTCGCCCTTCCGACAGAATGCCTGCATGTCGAAGCTGTCTATGTGAGCGGCATTCCTGTCTCGAATTACGAGATGGCGGGCGGCAAGCTTTGCCTGCCCTATGAAGATGGCGTGGAAGTCTCCTATGTCCGTGCGCCTCCTGCGGATCAATGGCCGCTGAACTTCCGCGAGCTTCTGACGGTCAAGGTTGAAGAACTGATCCTTCGTGGCCTCAACGAAGAGGACACGCGGGCTGATCGTCGGTTGGGGGCCTTCAATGATCTTCTTGAACAGGTCCGATTCCAGACGGACCGGCAAGGTGGGCGGCGGGCTGTGTTCAAGTCCACGTCTGCGCTGCGTCGCAGGGGGGCGGGTCCGCGTGGCCTGCGCTGGCCGACGTGACAAAGATAACCTGGGCGCAGCGCGATTTTTCTGCCGGGCAAGCCGATGACACGGTTATGCGCCGCGATGATGAGGCGTTCATGCGCAAGTCCTTGCGCGTGGGCCGGAATCTGCGTGTGCTTTCGACAGGTGCGGCGACGCGCCGGCCTGGCAGGCGGGCCATTTCTCGCGGCGATTTTGTCGTGAGTGAACGTATTCGCTTCACATCGCAAGAGGAGTGGCGCGTCCTGTTCTCGGATGGGTCCGTTACGCTGGTCCCGGTCGAAAGCGTGTCTGCCCTCACAGTTGTCCTGACAAGCCTTCCCTGGACAGCGCAAACGGTTTCCGAAATCGTTTGGGTCAGTGTCGATAACCGCTTGTTTGTCGTGCATCCGACCTTCAGGCCGGTTGTGCTGACACTTGATCCTGTGTCTGGCTCATGGTCCAGCGCGGATTTTCGCTTTGGTGTTGGACCAAATGGCGAAAGCCTTGAAGCCTTCTATCAGTTCCAGCCTGAGCGCGCGATCACCCTTCAACCAACGGCACGTTCCGGAACTGTGCTGCTGACCGCCAGTGCGGCTGTGTTCAATTCCAGCTATGTCGGGGTGAGGCTGCGCTATGGCGAACGTCAGGTTCAGGTAAGCGAGTTTGTGTCGCCTTCGCAGGTTCGCGCAACGGTGATTGAACAGCTTCCCCCTACTCTTTCCGTGACGGTTGTGAGCACTGCTGGCTTTCAGGTCGGTGATGTTGTGACGGGCCAGACAAGCGGCTGTGAGGGGCTTGTCACTGCCATTTCTGGAACGATTCTGAGCGTGCTTGTCAGCAAGAACTGGAGCGGCTTCGAGGCTGATGAAAACATCATTTCGCCGGGTTCGAAGACAAAGGTGACCGCCTCGGCGGAAACGACGCCCGCCGCCTGGACATTTTGGGACGAAGCTTTCTGTTCTGCCGCTCGTGGCTGGCCCGGCTCGGTGAGCTTTGACCGCCAGCGCCTGATCTTCTGCCGCTTCAGGCAGTTGAGCCGCGCCATTCTGGAAGGCGGTATTGCTGATCCATTCAATTTCGCCATTGGGCCGGAAGCGGATCAGGCGTTCCTCGAACTCGTGCCTGACAACTGCACGGTGCTGCATCTTGTCGGCGGGCCTGATCAGTTCGTGTTCACTGACCTTGCGCTGTATTATATCCCCATTTCGACCGGCAACCCGCTGAAGCCCGGCTCTGTCGAGTTCCGTGAGATTTCGCGTGATGCTTCCTCGCGCATCAAGCCCCAGCCATCGACGGACGGTCTGGTTTTCATCAACTCGGCCCGAACGCGAGTCATGACGATGATAGGGACCGGCCAAGCGGCCCGGCCATATATCATCGATGATCTTTCGGAACGCCATTCGGCGCTGTTCAAACGCCCGGTCGCCATGGCGGTTTCCTCATCCGACGTTTCGGCTCCGGAACGATACATCTATGTCGTCAATGAGGACGGCACGATGGCCGTAGCCCGCTATCAGCAGCGCCGTGAGTTCGTCGGGTGGCTGCCTTGGGATGGCGTTGGGCGCGTGCTCTGGATTCACGCGGCTGGAGATGGCGAAGTCGCCATGATCGTTGAGTATGACGCTCCTGATGGCCCCGTCCGTCTTCTGGAAGTTGAAGACGACACGGTTCTGACGGATGCCACAGTCAACCCGGATGCGCCTGCGGGACTGCTGGTCAACGGCATGAGCTATTGGCTGATGCAAGAGGGATGGCCACGGGGTGAGGGGGTGGTGGCCGCTGGCGTGTTCCCGTCTGGCCTTCCGATTGTTCCGGGACGAAGCAAGCTGGTTGGCTTCCATTTTCAGACCGAAGTCATGCCCTTTGTTCCCCAGGCTCCGGAAGGGGAATCGCGTGGGCAAAGGATGCGCCGTCGCCGGCTGGCGCGCGTTGCGACGAAGTTCCTGCGGACGCAGGCGCTTGAAGTCGGTTCGATGGTGATCGGCTTCTATCGGGCTGGTGAAGATCAAGGCGAAGAGCCGCCCCTGCGCGAAGAGGTCTATCGCACGCGCCCGCTTGGGCGGTCGTTCGATCCGCAATTCCGTATCAGGACGATGGTGCCCGGCAAGTTCACGCTTCTCGAAGTGACGATGGAGGCGACCTGATGGGCGATCCCGTCTCAATGGCCGCTGTCCAAGCCGCAATGGCCGTTGGCAAGGCTGGCTTGTCAGCAGCCGGCAAGGGCGCGGCTGGCAGTTCGCAGGCCATGAATACCTTGTCGAAGGGGATGCAGGAAGCTTCGCGTCTGAGGATGCAGGCTGAACGGACGCAGGGTGACGCTGCGATGTCATCGGCGCAGCAGCGCGCCCGTGCGTTGGGCTATGGCCAGATGGCGGACACCCTCCTGATTGATGCAGAGCAAGCGCGGTTGGAAGCCGGCTCTTTCGCGCTGAGCGGGAACATGGCCCGCATTGAAGCTGACCGGATCAAGACGGCGGCGGATGCGGCTCGCGTGCGCGCCTTGCAGACTGACGAAGCGATGCGGGAGCAGATGACAACGACGCTGGCCAATGTCGATGCGATCCGCGCTTCAGGGAACGTGACGGCCTTCTCTCCTACGCATATGGCGCTCATCAACAAGGTCCGTGAGACGCTTGGTCAACAGCGCGATACGGCGATTGATTCATTGCGGATCGGTGCCGGCGATCTTGACATCAAGGCGATTGGTGAGCGTGTGCGCGCGTTCGGGCTGGATGCTCGCGGGCTTCAGTCACAAGGCAAGGCTGCGGCTCTGGAGGCTCAATCCGCGACGCAGCGGGCGAATGGCTACATCGCGGACGCCGCCGCTGATTACGTGCGGACGGCTGGCGAGAAGCAGGCGGCAATTGAATTGCTCGAAGTCCAAGCAGTGCAGCAGGGAACGCTCAACACCTACAAGGCGCAGAAGCGGGCGGCAAGCATGTCGATGTTCGCGGACATGCTGGGGGCTATCCCAAGCGTTCTGTCGCTCGGTCAGTCGATGGGGAGCATAGGGACGACGCCTGACACAACGTCCAATTCGGCTGGCTTCAGCATGGGGCCGATGTCGATGTTTGCGAGGACTTGAGATGGTAGACGTTCTCCAGCAAGCCGGATTTGGCGGTGGCGGCAAGACGGGGCTTTCTGGCCCTGATAGCGGGCGCGTGGTCGGCGGTGTCGATGGGGCGTTTGGTGGGTCCGCTGGGCAGGCCGCGACCGGCGCGATGGTGCAGCCCAACATTGTTTCGATCCAGGGCAGGCCGCGCTCCAACATTCCGGAACTGACGCCGAATCAGGTTCTCGCGCCTTACTCCGCGCTGGCTGATGCGGTCGGCGGTCTTGGGCAGATGGTCGAAAAGGTCGCGCGTCCCTATGCGATGGCGGAAGGCGCGCGGGCCGTGACGCGCGACGAGAACGGCGAAATCCAGGTCAACTGGAAGTGGGAGTTCACGAACACCGACAGCGCCTATAATGCCGCGGCAAGGCAGGCCGGACTTGCGGAGGGCAAGACCAAAATCAATGAAGAGATGACGCGGCTGCGCCAGCAGCATGACGGTAATCCAGAAGCCTTTCTGGCTGCGGCGAAGGAATATGGCGCGTCGGTCGGTGCCAAAGGCGACAAGCTCCTTGCGCCCTTCCTGAAGATCGAAGCCGATGAATCTGGCATCCAGCACTGGAATGGACTGGTCCAGAGCAAGCGCAACCTTGATGTCCAGCGCGCCAACGCTTCCTTTGGCGCTCGCGAGAATGCGATTCTTGGCGAGTTGGACACGCTGTCATTCAAGGGTGGCATCGATACAACCGAATTCCACACCAAGCGCGCCGAACTGGAGGACATTCGCCAGCAGCGTATGGGCAACCAGCTTCTGGTCTTCACTCCCGAACAGAAGAAGGCGGCGGATGACGAGACGAATTTCAGGCTGAAGGCAAGCTATATCGGCGGCGAGCAGCGGCGCTATTATGAGCGCACGGGTGATCTTCCCGGCGCGTTGAAGCAGGCCGAAGACGCCATCATGGCTGAAGACGGCCCGCTGCCGGCTGCGGAGCGGATCAAGCTGCTTGGTGTCGTGCGCTCGCATATTCAGGGCGCGGCGGCTGTGAGGCAGGAAGCGCGCGCCGATCTTGTCGAGCGTGGCAGGGCGCTTGATGAGCGCTTGCGCGCTGGCGAGGCGGTGCCTCAGACGGAAGTTGACGCGACAGTGGGAGAGATGCGCCGCCAGCGCATGTTTGGGCAGGCGCAGTCTCTGGAGCTTCGCGTGGCTGGCCGGCAAGGTGCGCAAGCCATTGGCCAGGCGCGCAATGCTGATGAGGCGGTAGACGCGCTGAACAATGCCGGGCGTCGCACCACGGCGGCTGATCCGGCTGAAGTCGCGCGCACCTATGCGGGCATGACGGCGGCTGGAGATGCCGAGACGCTGAAAGAGTTTTTCAGGCGCACTGGCGGACAGGCGATTGACCCTCGCTCCGTGGCGTGGTGCGCCGCCTTCGCGGATGCGGTGTTGAAGTCGAGCGGCAAAGCCGGGGCGAACACCTTGCGCGCGGCTGATTTTCTGAACTACGGCACGGCGACAGATTTGCCCTCCAAGGGTGACGTGGTGGTGTTCGCGCCTCAAGCGGCGGGCCGATCTGGCCATGTCGGTTTCGTCGTCGCGGTTGAAGGTGATCGTGTCCGCTACATCGCCGGCAATGATGGGCGCTCCGTGCGTGAGAACGTCTTGCCACTTTCGGAAGTCGCGGGCTTCCGCGTCCCGCCGCCTGCTGGAACGGTTATGCAGGGCGTCACGCATGGGCCGGGGTCCGAAGAACGCCAGCGGCGCGGTGAAGTGGTGCGCTATGCGACAACGGATGCGGTCGGGCTGACCGCGCGCCGGGCGGCGCAAGAGGCGTTCGACAAGCGGGCGAATGAGGCGTGGGATGTCATCAAGAAGACGATGGATGACGGATTGACGCCAACGCGGGAAGAGATGGTGGAACTTGGCAAGATGGTTCCATATCTCTCGGACCCGAAGAAGCGCCAGGAAATCCTTGTAGCTCTTCAGGTGAAGGACGCAGCGGCGACGGCTGCCGGGCGTCCACTGCCAGAACTGGAGAACATCGTCACTGGTCTGACGCAGGCTGGCGAAGCTGGCCAGCTTGGACCCGCGCAACGCGACTATCTGAGGGCCGTCGAAGGCGAGCTTGAATCGCGCCGCAAGGCCATTGACGAAAACCCCTATCGCGCGGCGGAAGGGCTTGGCTTTGGCGTAGTGCTGGAAGGGGCTGAAAAGATCGCGCCCCGGATGCCGAACTATGAAGACGCGCAAGACGTGGGGCAGGTGTTCTCGGCGCGTGGCCGAGTCTCGCGAATGATGGAGAACTATGACGGCACGTCGGCGCGGTCGCTGATCCCGAAAGCGGAAGTGGAGCAGTTCAAGGGGGCGATGGCGCGCGCGAACGCTTCCGGCGTCGCCAATCTGTATCAGGGCCTTTTTTCATCCCGACGCGAGAACCTGAACGCGACGCTGGATCAGGAAGGCGTCGTGGATGTGCTGGTCAATGCGACCATGACGCGCGACCCGGCCAAGTTTCAGGCCGCGATGTCGGGCCTCGATGCGCTCTACCGTGCTGATCCCACGCGGTTTGCCGACAAGTTCGGAGACAAGACACTGGACCGGCTCCAGAACTGGCAGACCCTGCGCGACTACACGACGCCTGAAGAGATGGTGAAGGCGGTGAACAACCCGGTTGAGGGCATGACCGGGCCGGCGCTGGAAAGGCTGGAGCGCGAGGCCCGCTCCGAGTTCTCCGGTGTCGCCACGATGGACAAGGCCCGCAAGCTGTTCGACGGCTGGCTCCCCGGCTCCGGCGCTCGGTTCCCTGATGACGAGCGGGCGCTGCCGTCAGGTGTGCCGCGCGTGCAGGACGCCATGATGGCGGATTATGAGCGCCTGTTCGTCGAACGCTACAAGGCGACGCGAGACAAGAAGCTTTCCGAGACGCAGGCGCAAGAGCGGCTGAAGACCATATGGGGCATCTCCCCGGTGGCCGGAGAAGCCATCATGAAATACCCGCCTGAGAAGTATTATCCTCAGGTCAACGGCTCGCATGACTGGATGAAGGAACAGATCAAGCGCGACCTGGGCCGCTACCTCGTCGATTCTGGCGTGATCAAGCCGCCTGCTCTTCCTGAAAAGACGGCTGCGCGGCGGCTCGGGGAAAAGCTGGGCTTGCCGGATGTCGGGGCAATGGCAGGTGCAGGGTCTGGCCCTGATCCCATGGATGGTGTGAGCTATCAGTTGATTGCCGCGCCTACGACGCCGGCTGACCTGTCGATGAAGCGCCCGCCTGGTTATCTCGTCGCCCTCAAGGTGAATGGGCAAAGCCGGCTTGCGACAGATGGCGAAGGAAAGCCGCTCATCTATGCCTTCGACCCTGAAGAGCCGAAAGCGCGTGCGCGGGCTGATTTCAGCGCCAAGCGAGACGCAAAGATCGCCCGCGAAAGGCAGGCTGCTCAAGACCGGATGCAGCGCCAGAACGGTGGTCCCGTCACTGGCAACCTGACGGATGCCGGCATGATCGCTGGAGGCGGCTGATGGGGTTCCGGTCTTATGACGAATCGGAAGGGTTCCGGGGCAATCTTGGGCAAGGCATCCAAGCGCCTGATCCCAATGCGCCTTCGCTGCTCGGCGCGGCTTTCAGGCAGGCCAACACGGTTGGCTCGCTCGGAAACTGGCTGGTTGCATCGGGCGGGGCCTATGAAGATGAGCCGGGACACAACCCGCTCGATCTCATCAAGGACACGCCTTATGAGGCTCGCCATCTGAACGCTTTCGTAGGCTCCCGCTCATCGGCTGAGACACGCGCTGTCATGCGCCAGATCGACGGTGAAGAGGCGGACAAGAAGGTGCTGAGCGAAGCCGGCTGGGGCGGTGTGGTAGCGCAGATCGGCATGGGCATCCTTGACCCGACGATAGCCTTGCCGGGCGGCGCGCTCTATCGGGCGGGGAGCACGTCTTGGGCGGCTGGCAAGTCTGCCATGTCGGTCGCAGCGTGGGCTGCGGCTGGCGCGGCGGCACAAGAGGCTGTGTTGCAGCCCACGCAGATCACGCGGACGGGACAGGACGCGGCGGAAACAATCGCCTTCGCCACGGTGCTTGGTGGCATCCTTGGGGCCGGGGCTTCCAAGTTCCTCTCGGCTGCGGAGCGAACGGCGCTGAACGCTCGGTTCGCTGAAGACGCAGCGAGCGGGTTCAACCCTCAACCCGCCTCTGCCGGTGCGGCGGCTGCCGATATGCGCACTGGCCAGTTGGTCGGGTTCGGCCTCGACAAGGTTCCTTGGCTCGGTGAGGTGGTGCGCCGATTCTCTCCGGTGCGTGATGTCCTTCAGTCTGAATCGCAAGCTTCACGCCGATTGATGCTCGATCTGGCTGAAACCGCTCTGCGCACTGAAGACGCGGCGCAGGGGGTGGCGCAGACGCAGGGCCTTGCCGCCTCACGGGCCATCACGCAGGAACAGAAACAGGTGCAGATGCTGAGCACCACGATTCTCGATGATGCGTTTCAGATGCACTATTTCGGGGATACCGGGCGCAAGCTGGGCCAGGACAAGGCCGCTTTCGACGCCATGCGCGGGGCGGTGCCTGAAGGCAAAGTTGGCCCGATGGAGTTCTTGGAGGAAGTCGGTCGCGCCATGCGCCCGCATTATGAAAGCGCAATACCAGAAGCCAATGAAGCCGCAAAGCGCCTGCGTTCCGAAATACTCGACGGCGGCTATTGGGAACGTCTCAAGAAAGCTGGCATCCTCCCTGAAGACATGACGTTGGAGCAGCAGCAAAGCTGGCTCCTGCGCATGTGGGACGTGCCGCAGATCATCGCCTGGCAAGACGAGTTAATTCATCGCTTCACGGGATGGCTGGGAACTGAACAGGTGCGCAAGCTTGGCGTGAAGGACAAGGTGGAGACACTTGATGCCGCGCGCCGTGTTGCAGCCGATGCTGAGGCGCGGGTAGAAGCGCAGCTTGAAAGGATTGATCGCCGGCTTGCTGTCCTTCGCGCGCGCGGTGACGAACGCGGCATGGAGGCGACGCGCACGGCTGGACGGGCTGAGGCGACGGGTGATCGGCTGGGCGTCGCGGCTGAGAAGGATTCCGACATTGGGGAGTTCCTGCGCGACTTGGAGGCTGGGCCGATAAGCGCGGACCTGAAGGCGCGTGTTACTGAGTTGCAGAATGAATATCGCGCGCTGTCTGCCGCTGAAGAGCGGTCGCGGGTGACGCTCGATGATCTGGATCGCCAGCGTGCGAGTGAAGTTGCAGGCGCGCTGCGTGACCCTGAAACAAAGCTGGCGGCGGGGATGCTGACTGGCGAGCGGAACTGGCCGAAGCGCGAATTTTCTTTGGTTGATTATGTCATCAAGAGCGGTGGCATCAATCCCGATGAGTTCTTGCGCGGTGAAGTGAAGATGCTGGGGGAAAGCGCCAAGGGGGCCGGGTATCGCGGCCTCGTGGCGAAGAAAGGCACCGGAAAGACGCTTGACGAATTGGCGGAAGCCATCTCGGAACTTGATGCCGGTCGATACGGTGTGGACCGATATACGCCGGCTGAAGTCGTGGACATGCTCGATGCGGCCATTTCCGGACGCAACCCCGGCTTCTTTGATGCCGAGTTCAATGTTGGGCAACTCAGGAGCAATGATCCGCTGTTCGCGGCGGCGGATTGGGCTGAAATCATCGCCCGCGAATCTCCTGTCGAGATTCCGACGCGCCCCGCCATGCCCAAGTCGAGCGTGGTGGATGATGTCGCACGCATTGCGAAGGAAGGCGGACGGAATGCCCAAAAGCGGATCGCGGACGTTCTGGCTGCCGATGCCACCAAACGCGCCGCCGTGCAGGCTGAACAACGCGCCGCCGTGCAGGAAGGCAAAAGGATCATTGCCGAATTCGTGACCGGAAAATGGGACGGGATGCGCGACGGGCCGGGCCGTGTCGTGAACGAGGCGATTGACGCGCTGGAACGGGAAGCGGCTGGGGTGCCGCTGACGATCCGGTTGGAAGCGACCGGGGAAGCCATCACTGCGACGAAAGAACAGATCGCCGCGCTGAAGGCGACGCTTCGCAAGGCTGAAGCCGGGAAGGCTTCTGCCGAGACGGGCGTGAAAGTGGCCGGTGCGCGTGCGGACGAAGCGCGCATGGCCGCGACCGTCAATGAGAAGCGGGCGCAGGCATTGGCTGAGCGGCTTGATGCCGCCGAACGGAAGCAGGCCCTGCTTGCGGAGGCCCGCGACATTGCGCGCCGTGCGCAGGATGATGCCGTTGCCGGGATTGAAGAGGAAATTGGCAGATGGGGTGGCAAGACGGCGCGGGAAGCCCTGTCCTCGATCAAGGCGCGCGACAGGGCATCGGGCGAAGCGGCGGTTGGTGCCGCTGAAACACTGCCGCGCTCCCGCTCTGCCGATGGCGACATTGTGACGGCGGCGAAACGCATCATTGAAAGTGACCCTGACCTGTCGCCGCAAGAGTTGCGTGAAGTCGCCATGCAGATCGTTGACAACATCAAGGGCACACCTGGCGGGCGGCTGTTCTTCAGGGATGCAGAGACAGCGGGCGTCGATCCCAACTCGGCGCTGGGCCGGCTTCGTGGCCCGCTCGCGCGTCGGGCTTTCCAGATACCGGACGAAGTGATTGAGGGTTTTCTGGTCAACCGCGCCGATGACCTGATGCGGGCCTACACGCGCACGGTTGTTCCTGACCTTCGGCTGATTGAGCAGTTCGGATCAAATGATCTGAAGGTGCAAAAGCAGGCTGTCGCTGAAGATTTCGAGCGGATGATAACGGCGGCTCCTGATGCAAAGACGCGGGCGAAGCTGGAAGCCGAACGGGTGCGGACCCTGGAGAAGATTGACGGTGTTCTTCTGCGCGTGCGCGGCGTCTATGGCTGGTCTGAAGGCGGGTTGGCGCGAAATATCGGGCGCATCGGAACGCTTGTCCTTGCGTTGAACATGCTGGCCGATCTTGGAACGGCGGCGTTCAACTCGATGGCGGACATTGCCAACATCATTGGCCGGCAGGGCTTCATGAACACCTTCAGCGAAGGGTGGGTTCCGTTCGCAAAAGAACTTGCTGGCATACCTTCAGGGTTCAAGGAATCGGGGCGGCAACTGCAAAGCATGGGCGTTGCGAGCGAAGTCTGGCACGCCACGCATGGCCGCTCACTGGCCGACCTGCAAAGCCCCTTCGAGCCTGTTTCGAAGTTCGAGCGCGGCATCTATTATGCTGGCGAGAAGTTCAACCTGATCAACCTCCAGGCATACTGGACTGATTGGGCAAAGACCGTCGCCGGCACGGTGACGATGAACGAAATGTATCGCGCGACGAAGGCCCTCACAGAAGGCCGTGCGACGGCGAAGCAGATTGCCTCGCTGGCTGAAAGCGGCATTGACGCGGACATGGCCCGGCGCATCTTCGACCAATTCGACGCCAGCAAGGACGTGATCGGGACGACGCACCTTCCCAATACAGCCAAGTGGACGGACGGAAAGGCGCGGGAGATTTTCGAGGGCGCGCTGGCCCGCGAAGTCGAGATTGCAGTGGTTTCGCCAGGGCAAGAGAAACCTCTATGGATGTCGCGTCCTGTCGGGCGGCTGATCGGCCAGCACAAGAGCTTCATCGCAGGCGCGACGGAACGCATCCTGATCGCCAATCTTCAGCGTTCGGACGCGGCCAGCCTTGCGATGCTGGTCACGTCAATTTCTGCCGGCATGATCTCGGCTGGCATCTACTCGGCCCTTTCCGGCAAGCCGCTGCCTGAGCGCCCGCAAGATTGGGTGAAAGAGGGCATTTCGAAGTCTGGCGTGCTCGGCTGGTTCGAAGAGGGAAACAACATATCCGCCAAACTGACGCGCGGTCGCGTCGATGCGTTCCGCCTCATTGGCGCGGACAAGCCGCTGGCGCGCACGTCCAACAACTCATTCGTTGGGCAATTGCTCGGCCCGACTGTCGGCAAGGCCGAAAAGCTGGCCGGCGTGATGGGTGATGTGGCTTCAGGGCAGACCTCGGCGCGCACCATCGCCAATGCCCGGCAACTGCTTCCGCTGCAAAACCTGTGGGCGACGCGGCGGCTTCTCAATGAAGTTGAGGACGCGGCTGCGAACGCCATTGGTGTTCCGTTGCTGGACCGCACCCCGAAACCATCGCCCGTGGTGAGTTGGTCGCAATAGGCGGCTGCCCTGTGCGTTGAGAGGGGGCGGCTGAAGGCGGCATGGTCCGCCTCATGTCGAGCCTCGATCAACCTGCCATCGAAGATGTTGAGCGGCGCGTCTCCGCGACGCTAAGCGCCGGCATCGGCCCTGTGCTGATCCCATTCCCTGTATTCGATGCGACCGGCGCTGATCTGCGCGTGACCGTCAACGGAATCGTCAAGGCGCTTTCAACAGATTGGACGTTTTCGGCCTCTCTGGTCGTTGGAACGTTTGGCCAGCCGAACTGCTGGGTGGACGGGGAAGTGACCTTCCTTTCTGCGCAGACGGGAACGGTTGTTGTCTCTGGCCGTCGCCGTCCTCGTCGGTCTGATCAGTTCACGGAAGGCGCTGGTGTGCCGGCGCGGGAACTGAATGCGGCGTTCAATGTCGTGGCAGCGACGCAACGCGAACTTTATGACCGCTTCGACAACGATCTTGGCGACCTCGAAGCGACGCGGGAATCGCTCGATCAGGCGGTGGCCGATGCGGAAGCTGCCAGAGATGCAGCATCTGCAAGCGCCAGCGCAGCTGATGCCAGCGCCGATTCCTCTGCCGCATCTGCGGCTGCCGCTGCGGTCACGAAAAGCCAAGTCGAAACGATGGCCTCGCTGCTGGGCAGTCCGGACCTTGGCGCATTCCCTGACGCATTTTCCGACTCTTTTGACCTTGGGGCTTTTCCATGAGCGTTCAACTCCAGCTTCGGCGCGGCACAACTGCCGCAATCGGCGGTGGGACTCCCGCCGCTGGCGAAGTCATTGTGGACACGACAAAGAAAACCCTTGCCGTCGGGGATGGCTCCACGGCTGGCGGAACTCCGCTGGCGAAGGAAGTTCACACCCATGTCGCAGCCGACATTTCCGATTCGACATCGGTTGGCCGCTCCGTTCTGACCGCTGCGGATGCAGCGGCTGCGCGAACGGCCCTTGACGCGGCGGCAACTTCGCACAATCAAACCGCTTCCACCATCACCGATCTGCAAGAAGCGGTGGAGGACATTGTTGGTGCAGCCCTTGAGGCCGGAACGAATATCACCATCACTTACACCGATGGGACGGGCAGAATAAAAATCGATGCTGCTGGCGGCTCTGGCGGCACGACTGACATTGGCGCTCTGGTTAATGTCGGCCTGTCTGCGTCGGTGGCTGCTGGTGCTCTGACGATCTCGCTGACCACAGCGGCTGGATCGACGCCTTCTGGCTCATCTAAGTGCATCATCCCTTTCCGTTCGGCCACGGCTGCGACTGGCACAATCACACCGCGCGAAGTGACCGCATCAAACACGCTTGTCATTTCGAGCGGGTCAACCATGGGCTTCGCCAACGCGACGGCGGGCCGTCTCTGGATCGTGGCCTTTGATGACGGCGGGACGATCCGGCTTGGCGCGATCAACTGTCTTTCCGGGACGAACATCTTTCCGCTGGGCGGCTTCGCCATCGCTTCATCGACTGCGGAGGGCGGCGCGGGAGCGGCAGACAGCGCCCATGTGTTTTACTCCGGCACGGCGGTCACGTCGAAGGCGTTCACGATCCTTGGCTATCTCGAATGGGCCTCTGGCCTCACCACGGCGGGCACATGGGACGCCGCCCCGACGCGGATCATTGCATACCGCCCCGGCCTGAAACTCCCTGGCGACACGGTGCAGATCGTTCCGGCGCGATACACGACCAACGCGGTCCTTTCGACCACCGTTCCAGTCGATGACACCATCCCGCAGGTGACGGAGGGAACGCAGATCATTTCTGCGGCCATCACGCCCTCGTCGGCAACCAACATCATCCGCACACGCTTTTCAGGGTCTGCCGCCTCGACGGGCGGGTTCATCATGACGGCGCTGTTTCTCAACGGCGCATCAAACGCGGTCCTTGCCTCTGCGATATTCCCAGTGGGGGCGGGCGCTCCTATGCCTGTCGTTCTGGACGAAATGTTTCTCGCCGGCTCCACGACAGCGCAGACCTTCACGGTTCGCACGGGTTCCAACACCGGAAGCGTCGCATTCAACGGAACCGCAGGCCCCGCCCGCTACATGGGCGGCACGCAGGTGGCGTTGTTTGTGGCCGAAGAGGTCATGACATGAAATTTCTCAGCGCAACTTATGCGAATGGCGAACGCACCGTCTGCGTTGCCGAAACCGACACCAACGGCGCGGTTGTCGTTTCCACTGCCGACACGCCCGCTGAATGGGCCGCGCTGTTGGCCAGCGGCATCCCGATTGCGGATTACGCTGCACCACCGCTCCCGCCCTACATCCTGTCGAAATTCGATTTCATCGGGCGCATGACAGACGATGAGGCGGGCTTGTTCGACGCCGCGCTTGCCGCCTCTCCTGTGAAAGAGCGGCTGGCGTTCCAGAACGCGGCATCGCTCGATAGCTCGGCTCCGCTGTTCGCTGTCTTTGCCGGGCGCGTATCGGACCTGTTCGGCAAGGACCGCGCCGCTGAACTGTTGGCCGCGCCATGATCCGCCGTCTCGCCTCCCTCGCCGCCATCGTCGCCTTCCTGTGCTTCGCGCTGGCATGGACCGCACGGTCGCATCAGGCCCCTTCGGGGTGGGAATATCCGATCTCGTGCTGCTCAAATCAGGATTGCGCCCGCGTCTCGGCAGAAGCGGTCCGTGAACGCCGTGGCGGCTGGCATGTGACGGTGACGCCCGGCACGCATCCGCAGGTTTTGGCCGGCGCTCCAGCCATCATGGTTTTCGTCGCGGCAGCCGAAGCGCAGCCCTCGCCGGACGGCGAATATCACATCTGCCTGCACCACAGCGACAAGCGGGTGCTGTGCTTTTTCGTGCCCCCAGGAGGCGTGTGATGACCGACATCAGGTTCAAGGGCGCGGCCAAGCGCATCGACGACATCGACCTTCCGCGCATTGGATCAATGATCGGCGTCGGGGAAGATGTGATCCATGCCGTGATGGATGTGGAATCGCGCGGTTATGGCTTCGACAAGCAGGGCCGGGTGCTGGCGCTGTTCGAGCCGCATGTGTTCTGGCGGAATCTCTCTGGATCGAAGCGCGCGGCGGCTGCAAGGGCTGGACTCGCCTATGCCAAATGGAAGCCGGGCGCATATCCGGCTGACAGCTACCCGCGCATTCTCGCCGCTGTCCAGATCGACGAAGAGGCCGCGCTGAAGTCGGCAAGCTGGGGGCTTGGACAAATCCTTGGCGAAAACCACAAGGCCGCTGGATACCCCACGGCGCGGGCCATGGTCGAAGCCTTCGCGGACGACGAAGAGGCTCACCTTGCTGCCATGGTCGAATTCATCAAGACGAACGGGCTGGACCGGGCATTGCGCCGCCTCGATTGGGCGGCGTTCGCCCGTGGATACAACGGGCCGGCCTTCGCCAAGAACGACTATCACAACCGCCTTGCGCGCCGCTACGCGCACTGGCAGCGCATCCCTGACACACCTTGGAACCCGCGCGACGCGCTCAAGGAAACGCGCGCCGTGGAGGGCAAGGGCGCGCCGGTCGGGGCACCTGCGCCCAAGCCTGCGCCAGAGCCTGCCAGCGCCCCTCCTGCGAACGAATGGGGCATCCCCGACGACGGATTGCCGGGCGCTTTGCCTGTCGGGCGCTCGCCCATCACGCCGCAACGCCAGCCCGCGCCTTCCGTAGGGCTGTGGGGTCGGTTCATGTCCGCACTGAGGGGGAACTGACCATGGACCTTGCATCCATCGCAGGAACGCTGACGCGGCTCGGTGCTCCGATCTTGGGCGGCGCGCTGGGCGGGCCGGCTGGCGCTGCCATTGCATCATCCGTCGTCGAGGCGCTGGCCAAGGGCTTCGACGTGGAGCCGACGCCGGAGGCGGTGGGCAAGGCGCTCGAAAAGAACGAAGCGCCCATCGTCGTGCAGCGTGTCGAGGCGGCGGAAGCGCCTGCCGTGATGGAAGCCGTGAATGAATTCATCGCGGCAGAAATCGCCCGCGCCGATGCTGCGCAGGCCGCTGAGATTGAGAAGGGTTTCGGTGCTTGGCAGTTCTGGCGCGGTGCATGGCAGGCCATGGTCATCGGCGGGTGGCTCGCCATCCTCATCACAGCCCTATTCGGCGGGAACCTTGGCGCGAAAACGCTCATGCCAGTCCCTGACGTGGTGACGGCATGGGGAAGCGTGACGCTGGCATGGCTGGCAGTATTCAACGGTGGCCACGTCCTGAAAGAGATCGCCCCGACCATCGGCTTCCGGAAGGCCGGCAAATGACGCGCTCTGATTTGCCGACCGACAAGGAAGCTGCCGACGAGGGCGGCTTTCTCGTGCTCCCGCGCCGCGTTGCGGTCGGCGGCGTTGTCTTGCTGGCGACAACGCTGGGACTGCCCGCCATCTCGTTCTACATCGCGGACCAGGCGCAAGAGCGGCGGCTGCTCGAAGTCGAGCGGCGCTTGCTGAAGGCGGAAGATCGCGCCGAACAGGATCGCGGCGCGATTGCTGAAATCCGCGTTGACGTGCGCGTGGTGCGCCAACTGCTGGAAGGCAAGCCCGGTCGCCCGTAATCTGGATCGTAACGTCTGCGAACGATTACAAGCACATAGGCCCGACTGAAAATCGCAGTGTCGGTGGTTCGATTCCGCCCCTGGGCACCATTTTTCCTGCAGATCATCAGTTCTTGCGAAGTGCGCTGCGTTTTCTCGCGCTGCCTGCGGCAGGAATG